AATATTGTATGGAACATGGTGATAGAAGACATAGAATAAGGTATGTCGAACACGATGAATATTTCGAATTAGTATTCGTTGATGTTGACGGACAAATAAATCACACAGAGTTCAGTAAAGAAGCTATTTATACTGAAGCAAGGATTGCGAGTGATAAGATTGATACTGCTAAGGAGATTGAGCGGTGGAAGATGGAGTTCTTGCGGGATGCGATTGAAGAAGAAAGTATGGATTTCAAGTAGTGTTTAAATACCAATTAAGATATAAGGGGTAATGAAAATGGCAGAAAACAATTCTAATATTGAGAAAAGGCATGTTTGGATGCCTATTACAAAAACTGAAAAGGGGTATGCTGGTATTCTTTCTGATACGAGTATTGATCGTGATGACGAGTTTATGAGTAAGGAGTTATTGCAGAAGTGGACTAACCAAGACTTTTACTTTCCTATACTTTTGGATCATGATAATAAGGTCATGAGTAATATTGGTATGTGGAAAGACAAAGAATTAGTAGAGAGTAATGGTCATAGCGCGTTGAGGGTTGTCCCTCATTTTTTTGAGAGCAATCCTAATACTAAGGCTGTTAAGGGTATGCTTGATGATGGAGCACAACTCGGCTTAAGTATTGGGGCGATCCCAAAGAAAAGTGTGGAAGTTGAGATTGACGGAGAAGTTTTTAACAAGTGGACTGACGCAGAGCTTGTTGAAGGAAGTTTTGTCCCTGTCGCTTCTAATCGTCATTCTTATGTTTCGATAGCTAAGAGTTTTAATAATCAAATTATAGAAGATTTGGAGGTAACTAAAATGGCAGATGAAGAAACTGCACCTGAAGCTCCAGTAGAAGAGCCAAAGGAAGAAGTGGCAGAAGCTCCTGCAGAAGAAGCAAAACCTGAAGCTGAAGAGAAACCAGTTGAAGAACCTGCTCCAGAACCAGAAGCTGAGCCTGAAAAAGATGTTCTTGCAGAACTCAGAAAAGAAATGGACGAGTTGAAAGCTAAGAATGTTGAGTTGGAAAAAACTTTTGAGAAGCGAAGCACAACGCTGAAAGCTTTGAAAGAGGATATGCCAACTAAAGAGGAGAAAAAGTTAGATTTAGACAAGGTCAAACCAACAGTTGCGAATATGATCGCAGCACAGAAAGGTTTTGATGTGATGGAGGAATAGAAAGAAAATGGCACAAACATTTATGGGTGACGCCCCTTCAGTCAGTGCTGACGTTGCCTTCCAGCAAAGCTTCGGTAATGCTGTGAAGAACGGTGAGGTTTACTATAACCCCTGGGTTAAAGTAGATAAACGAACTGAGATAGGCAAGTCATTAATGGCTGATAAAATAACAAAAGCGCCTTCTATCGCGACAACTACAGGTGGAGCTGGAACAGCAGGATACGCTTTGATCCCTGTTTACGTTGATCCTGAAATCGTGGATAGAACAAGGTTTTTGACACCACTTGTAGAATTGATTCCAAGACGAGCAACTCGTGGAACAACTTATGATTACAATGCTATCACTGCTAAAGGCGGGGCAAGCTGGAAGTTAGAAGACGCAAGCTTGGCTGATGACATTGACACTTATGACAGAGTTTCAGTGAATATCAAGTATGGTTACAGCACTGGAAGAGTTACAGGCCCAAGTATTGCGGGTATGGCTGGTTATCAGGACGCTTTAAGTTTGGATTTGGGTGTTAAAACTGTTGCTTTGAAAGAACTTGAAGAGGACACAATAGTTAATGGTGATGTGACAACTTATGCTACAGAGTATGATGGTTTGATCAACTCAATCACTACAAACACTACGGATAAGAGCAGTACAGCTGTTACTTTGACTAACATCAGAAGTGAGTTCGCAACGACTTTCAACGCTAAAGGCATGACCAATCTTTGTGTTACAGACGCGGCAACACACAACTACATCAAAGGTCTCTTAATGGATTTCCAGAGAGTAGTTGAAGTTCCAAAAGAAGAACTGCCTTTCGGCATTCCAGGAAGCTTTGTTTTTGATGGAGTACCATTCATTAAGAGTCAGTTCATGCCAACAACAGCTAACAGTAAAAGAATCTTGTTCTTAGACACAAGATACATTTTCATGGCTGTATTGCAAGATGTGACTTACGAAGAACTTGCTAAGACGAATGACAGCAATAAATACATGCTAAAAGTATATGAAGCCTTAGTCGTGACTTTTGAAGCGGCAATGAGCCAGATATACGGCATCGCATAAGGAGGAAAAAAGAAAATGGCAGCTATCGCAATCGGAGATTGTACTGTTACTGTTGAAGCAGCACTTGCTGGGATAAACATGTGGAAGATAGTCACACCAGCAACAGCGGACCAAGCAGATACTATTGATGTTAGCACAGTTATGGAAGCAATAATTTTTGGCACTGCTTACAACGCAACTGACGGCACAAATCTAATCGTGAATACGAGCACTACATCTATTCTTTTACCAAGTGGCGGAACAGATAACGAGGCGAGAACTTGTTACGTTCTAGGACACGCAGTACAAAGTACAGGTGGAGCAACTTAAAATTATTTTTTTTTATTATTTTTTTTTACCCTATTAAGGATTGAAACGGAGGAAAAAAAATGGCACATAGCGTAGGAAGTCTTGAGACACGAGACTGGCAATTCAAAAATAATGTTCAAGTAGACGGACACATCAGGAGAAGTCCTGGAAGATGGTATATCGAAGAATTTTTCCATCAAAGACCTGGAATCAATGCTGATGTAGACCAAGTTTACACTGTTGAGGTTGCAAGAGGTTGTAATCTTAATTGGGAAGCGTTAGGAACAAATTCGACAACAGCTTTAGTTACTTTCGCACCAACATACGCAGGATTACTGCTTACAACTGCTGGAGCGGATAACGACCAGATAATCATAACACCTCATTTGGATACTACAACAGACCAAACAGATAGTAATACTGCTTGGGCTGGAGTTCAGTGGGGGACAGAGAACCAGACAGAGTTTGAGTGCGCGATAACAACAGGAGCTACTATTGCAACTGCTCTTATTTGGGTTGGTCTTAAACTAACAAATACCCCAACAGTGGCTACTGATGCTGACCAAGTATTCTTTAGGTATAGTACTGACGATTCTGATACTAACTGGGAACTAGTTTCTAGTATTGGTAATACAGATACGACAACTGATAGTGGTGTTGCAGTTGCTGCATCAACAACTTACAGGTTTAGAATTGATATTGATTCGGAAAGAAAAGCAACATTTTATATTAATGACGTCGGAATTTATAAAACTGCTGCGTTAACAAACGATATTGATTTCATACCATACGTCGGAATACAAAGCTTGTCTGCTGCTGCTGACACAATGGTTCTTCATTATGTTAAGATGAGCAGGATTTTGTTCGAGTAAGGAGGGTTAGAAAATGGAATACGTGAAAATTAGTAAGACTTTTCACTACAGGAAAGAAGGAGAATGGCATACTGTTCAAGCAGGAGAAGTGATTGACAAATGCGAAGTTCCTGTTGTAAAACTTGAAGTGGCTGGTTTTGAAGTGACAACTGAAACACCGAAGAGCGTGACTGTTGTTGGAGAAGCAGAGCCAGAGCCAGAAGAAGTTCCTGTTGAGAAAAAACCTAAGAAGAAGAAATCATCAAAGAAGAAGAAGTTTTTTGGTGAGAAGTGAGGTGGAAGTAAATGGTATTATTGGATGACCTTAAAACGAACTACGCAGAAGTCTTAAAGAAAACTATCACTTTTGATGGTGGAACAGCTAATGCTATTGGAGATTTTGACGGAACAGGAAATCCTTTCACTATAGCTACAGTTACAGGAACTATTGCAGTTAAAATATTTGGTGTTTGCACTACGAATCTTGCTGGAGCAACTTCAACTGTTGAAGTTGGCACAAGTGTTACAACAGCTGGTCTTATAGCTCAGACTACAGGAACAGACATTGACGCTAACGAGATTTGGCATGATGCAAGCCCAGATGCTAGTGTGGAATTGTTTAGTGTTGCTGTAGAAAACATTGTTGCTAATAGCGAGGATATTATTGGAACTGTTGGAACAGCTAATATGACTGCAGGAGTGATAGACTTCTTCATTATTTGGAGACCTTTAAGTCCTGGAGCGATAGTAACAGTATCTTGAGGTGGGTTTAGATGGCGTACTCTACGGCTTTGCAAGTAGCTCAGACTAGCGGTCTCGGAGTCAGAATTATTGATGAGAACGTTGGCACTGGTGACAATAGCGAGACAAATTTTGATTTGGATCAGGATTA